TGTAAACATAACTTTAGGTAATAAAACTGTTCTAAATGTACCGTCTCTACGCTCTTGTCTGAACCATACAGCTACGTAATTGTTTTGTTTACCTTGTTTCTCTTCGTAAACGCCATCTTCATCATAATCTTCATTAAAAACAATTTTGCGAATCTCTTTAGGGAACGCATGCATTTGTAATGAGATTTTACCTTCTCCGTCTGTATTCCCTGATTCAATTGGACCGCCATCAGCATAAGCTGTTTTTAGTTCTCCACCAGTTTCAACACCAATTTTTTGTAATCCTCTTGTTTTTGTAATATCACTATATTTTAATTCCGCGCCTTCTTTCGTTAATTTAGCGAAACCTAAACCAGTAATGTTAATATACGCCTTTGGCGCACTTGCATGTTTTACTGCCATTTAATTTTCCTCCTTATAAAAAATGCCCTCGTAAACGCGAGAGCTTCTATATGTTTTAAATTCTTCTATATATTCCGGTTTTCCATTTGAAACATTTCCCATTTTTAGTTCAGACCATAATAACTTTTGAATGCGATTAGATATCTTATTTCTTATGATTCTCGCATTATATTCATCATTGTACTTAACAAAAACATCTATTTGGACAATATAACTATATGCACACTCATCTCCGTCAGTATAAGTTGTAGGTATTGGGTCGTCGATATCGTCAATAACAATAAAAGGTACATCAGTATCTTTTACATTAGGGTATTTATTGAACTTAATATTATTGATATTTACGTGCTCTCTAATAATTCTGTCTTGACTAATCACTTCATGAACTTTGTACAAAATATCAATCACAATTTTTTCAACTCCCTTTTTAGCGTCTCAAAATACTTATTTTGCCCTTGTCTTATTGCTCTATTAACACCGCCCATAGCTTTAGGTTTGATAAATTTACCTGTTCCTTTTTGAACGTGTCCATATTCAATTAAATGTACGATTTTATAACGGTCTTTAGAACCTCGCCAATGAACAGTAATTGTACGTTTTCCGTTTATCCATTCAGGTTTACTAAAACTTACCTCATTAATTAATGCTCCCGTATCTTTTGAGGGCTTTAGTTGTTTTTTTACTTCTTCAACAATTACCTTAGCACCAGCTATTAACGCCTTATCTTGAACTTTTACCATCTCTTTTATGCCAAAACGTTTTTCTAATTCTCTTTCTAATGCTTTATCACCTATCACTTTCACACTCATGAACTATATCCTCCACGAATCATAATAAAGTCTTTATTATCCAAATCTGGTGATACTTGCTTTATATTCAAACGATTTTTGAAATATCTTGATTCAATTTCAAGATAATGTTCTTCACTGGGTAAATAATCACCTTGCGGATCACGAATATACAATTTAATGTCATTTTGGGTTCCGTTTGAGATAGCTTGTTCTAATTCACGTAACCAGACACCATCAATACTCGCCCAACAGCTATATAATAATTTTTCTTCTTTTTCTCCAGCTTCTGGACCATTATTTTCAGTATACTTATAAAAATGAACACGAGTATTTAAACGTTTAGTTGTAATTCTAGGTTTTTTAAACACTTTCTTCATCTTCTGATACCTCCATTAGAGATAACGAAAAATCTATTATTTCAGGTCTGTAATTATCGTTGAAGTGTTCTAATAAATCTTGATAAGCATATCTAGCGCGTATAAGTATCAATTCTTGACCTATTAAATTCTCTAATTCAAAAACTCCGCACTGATTTTTTATACGCTCGTACGACATTTTTAACAACTGCTTTAAGTACTCATCCTCTGAATTATGGTCAATCTTTTCAAGTGATTTAAATTTGACAAGCAAATCATCAATCGTCATTGTCTTCACCATTCAATAAGTCGACGATTTCACTTTTAACCATTGAACTAGACGCTTTTTTTTGTAATGATTCGCATAGTTCTAATAATTCTTGTTTTGTCAGCTTATCTAAAGGTACGATATAAACTTTGTCGTACTTATTTTTGATTTGATTTGTCAACAATTCAACACGAGGATTGTTATACCCTTCAGCTGGATACAACTCCCCTACTTTGTACTTGTGTTGATTGTGCTCTATGTCTTTAAAAGCTCTAACAACTTTAAATTTCACCATTTTATCACCTCATAAAATTTTATAGTGTTTCTTCGGTACCTTCTAAAGCTGGCTTATGTCCTTTTAAATCTAATTTCCAAACAGCAGCAACTTTATTATCTTTCGCTTTGCCGTAAGCAAATTGTTTTGCAGTGTATAAATCCATATCATCTAACGCAAGTGTTTCTTTAAATTTCTGAACATTAATACCACCAGCTAAATAACCATCATATAAACCTTTAACGTACGTTAAAACCTTACCTGCTTCTTGGACTGTAGACTCGATAACATTCAAATTAAATGGTAAAACAGTAACATATACGCCATTTGCATTTAAATGTGTATACTGTGCTTGAACCTCAAAAGCATCGGACGGATTAACAACCATTGTTACATTACCTTTAACCGCTACTGATTTACCTTTCTCGTTAGTTGAGTGGTATTTAAACACTTGCGTCAATTCATTAACCGTAGCGCGCGGATTAGCAAATGTAAGCGTACCTTGTTCTTCTTTCTCTGGATAAGCACCCTCAGTTACCGATACACCTTTTTGTACTTGACGGTTTAAGCCGATTGGTTGGTCTTTACCAGTACCTTTTAAGAACGCAGTTTCAAGCGCCACTGCAAATGCTTCTTCGATTTGAACACGAACAAATCTTTCAATCCACGCAGGACCAAAATCATTTAAATCTTTTGGTAAAACAACAAACGCTGTCAATTTATTTTGAATTGCTGTTTCTTCACTGAACGCAGCATCTAATTGACCTTTAATTTCACCATAGATTTTACCCCAAACGGCTACGCCAGAAGTTTCAGATTTTAAGAACTTCAAACGCAAACCAGCGTTTTTAATACCTAAATCAGCTAATAACGGATGATTCGTCGTCAAATCTTCAAAAATTCTATCAATTGTTTCTTCTGGCAAAAGTTTTTCTTCTTTATAGTTAACGTTTTTATTGATATCCATGAAGAAACTTCTTTGGTTTGCACTCAAAGATTGTGCTGATTTAGGTAAACTAGAAACTCTTTCAGCTTCTGCTTTTGCTTGTAATTTAGTTTCTTCAAATAGTTGGTTAATCATGTCACCGTACAATTCATTTTGTCTTTCTTGCGGTTCACCGTTGTTTACTGCATTAATAAATTCGTTTTTCGCATTTGCGAATGTTTCCGATAAATTTATAGTCATTTTATGACCTCCTATTTTTTGTATTAAAAAAGGAATCTTGAAAATCCATTTGCTGATACTTTACTATCTGCAACATCGATTTCTGATTCCTTTTCTTTCATATTTATTTTTTCAATTACTTTATTTGCTATTGCGTCAATATCAATGTTAACCTCTGGCGTTTTACTTACCAAAGCTGTTACACGATTTAATACATCTTTCGATAACACTTGTGTATTGCTTGCTACAATTTGCATATTGTCGTTTTCAAACATTTTACTATCCGCAAAACCTTGTTCAATGGCTTCATCAGCATTTAGCCACGTTTCCCTAGCCATCATTTCTACAAGTTCTTGTTTGTTTTTACCAGCTCTAACCGCATATGCCTCAGCCATTATTTGACCAACATGTTCTAATGTTTCTGCAGCATGATTTAGATCTTTCGCTTCTCCTTGCGCAATACTTGAAGGATTGTGAATCATCATTCTAGCAACCGGACTCATTTCGATGTGGTCACCAGCCATTGCGATAAGCGATGCCGCACTTGCTGCTATTGCTGTGATACGAACATTCACTTTGCCTTTATGAGCTCTTAAATGTGTATATATTTCACTACCAGCTACTAGGTTACCACCATTTGAGTTAATTATAATATCAACATCTTCATCACTAAATTCTAGTTGTGTTAAAACATCTTTAGGACAAGTCGAATCCATACCAAGCATTTCGTAAACCCATTTATCTTCGTTGGAAACGATGACGCCTTTAATCTCCGCTTTCATCTTCATCACCACCTTTCAAAGTGTTTTCATCTTTTTCTTTTTCATCATTTTCACCACTGTTAGCTTTTTCGTAGTTTTTAGTAATCAGGTATTCGTCTAATTCAGGATTGTCTGATGGTTCTTCACCTAACATAATCCGCACCTCATTCCTTGTAAATGAACCAGAACTTACAAGTTTGTCAATTGCTTCAGCATATTGAAGTGGGTCTTTTTTATTCACACCGACAATTTCTATTCTTGTATCTTTCAAATACATGCTTTGTGTTATGAGTTTCGCGTTTAATTCGTTCTGAATCTTTTTTAATAAAGGTGTTAAACAGAACTTCTCAAATACAAGCGTGTTTTTTTCCAAATCAGCTGTTTCTCCGTAAATCAAACCTGGAGGTATACCAATCATCAACGCAACATTTTTTATTGCATCTCTCATTAGCTCACTCAATTCAGAAAAAGGCATGTTACTATTCTTACCACCATTAGATAATTCCTCATAATCAAAACCTTCTATCAAAGGCGCGATTGCTAGTTGATTTTTATTAAAAGTATTGAATAATTTATTTGTGAACGCTTGTAATTTTTCTATATTCTTTTCGTCATATGCGCTAGAGGCAGATTTCAAAATCCCTCTTATTTGATAGTTTTTTAATTGTGCACCTATCATTCTTCCGAATATTTTCCCGTAATCTTCGAATAGACTTTCTACAAAGTGTGTCACTTTATTGTTGTTGTACTTTAAATATATGACCTCTTGCATTGTGAAAGTACGTTGATAAGTATAATCTTTAACCGTTACATCTTTGAATATATCATCATACAAAGCGTACTCTTCTCTGTAAAAGCTATCTGCGATAAGTAATTCTTTGCTGTCACTTACTACGATTAAAACCTCGTTATCATAAATTAGTTTATATATAACTTGTTGCCAAAAACTATCGCTTGATAAGTCAGTATTTGGTTTTATATTTAACTTGTAGTAAACATCATTCTTTTGAATTCTATTACCTTCCAATACTTTAAAATGACTTTGAGCGACAGCTCGCGCAACAAATTCAATACAACTATCAATCGCTAAACGTTTCACATACGCTTGTTGTGATAGATCTTCTATCATATCTAAATCAAGCATATATGTTATATCTTTCCTAGTTTTAAATATCTTTTCTAGAATACTCATGTCTCACCTCCTCTATTAGAAATCTATACTCATTAATGCATCAAGCGCTTTAGACATGTCTTTGTCTACTATATCGTCTGCTCTATATAATGCGTGAACAAAAGCCATGAACCCATCGGTTTTTCTTCTATTTTCATCTTTTTTAATATATTCTTTATTACCATCGGGTTTAACCTTTACTGCAACATTATTAGTAAACCAACGCATCAAAGGATTGTCTCCATATATTACGTTATGTTTCGCAAACATTGTATCGATACGTGGTGCAAGTAATCCATGTATTGCTTTTGGATTTCTAAGTACTTCAAGTTTTATGCCAGCATCCTCAAACGCACGTCTTACAATATCAGTTCTATAATTATCAGCTATGACTTTTTCAAGCCCATATTTTTCTCTAGCCTTTAAAAACCAATCAACTATATATTCAATTTCAATGACATCATCATCGACAATGGTCAATAATCCCATTTTTTCCCATTCTTTAATAGGAGGTTCTAATTTGACATCATCCAAAAACCCTTGTCTTACAAACGAATGTCCTAACCAAATGTAATCATCGTTTTTTCGGAATAATAGCCCTACACTTGCAAAATCTCGAATGTTTGCAAAGTCTAAACCACCAATACACATTTGATTATCTAAATTTGGTATCTCTCTATTAGTCGCTAGTATTTCTTTCCATGGTGCTATTACTTTTTCAAGGTCAACTTCAGGCAAATTCATTCGCTTAGTCATGAATTCGGGCTTATTTGAACGGTTGAATGGTAAATCGTTATATTCTTCTTCAATCGTGCTTAGCAGTGTTTTAGCGTATTCTGATAACGGTTTATGTAACATTGGGTTCGCCTTTTCCCACGTCTGTCTGTCATCAACTTCTTTTGGATCGTCTAACTTACAATAAAAAGCAAACAATCTACTATTTTTAACCTTGCCACTTAATACACTTGCAATTTTGTGCTTCATTGCATCGATATAACCCTCTCTAACAAAACCATCAGTACTTATATAAAACGTTCTTCTATTTTTCTTTTTACCTAATCCACCACGTTTGACGTTTACCATTTCAGGACCAAAGAAATAATGAATTTCATCAAAAATAACACACCCCTCACGTCCACCGTCTTTGGTTTTTGTGTTTGATGTGTTATATCGAATAACCGATTTAGTTGCACGGTTTATTATTTTTGCTTTACTAACTTCATAAGGAGCTTTTGGCGTTTTACCCGTCTTATTTCGTTTGTTATCCATTAAAACGGTTCTGATTTCATCAAACGATGTTTTTGCTTGATCTTCACTATTAGCAACAATGGAGATGTGATATTCTTTAACTCCGTGTAAGGGCGTAGAAAGAAAATCACTAATAGCACTTATTAGACCGTTTTTCCCGCCTCCACGTCCCATGAAAATAGCAAATTCTGTAAAGAAAGCTTCATCTGTATTTTTATCTATAAGAAATATATTAGCTATGATAAACCTTTGAAATGGTAATGTTGGAAAATACCATTTTTCAATAAATTTGATACAATCCTCGATTTTCTGTTCATCAAAATATACATCATCTCGTGAATATATATGTTTTTGTAGATAATTAAAGAGATCAATTCTTTCTTTATTTAAAATTATCTTTCCTTGTTTCCACAAATTTATATATTCATCAACGTATTTATTACTAATCATAGGTAATCATCAGATGGCGTTTCTGTGTCTTCTTTCTCTTCGGGCAATAAATCCGATAATTGTTTGATTATTTTTTGATATGCAGCATCTCTAGCATTAAATAGTTTGGCTACTGGTCTTTCCCTTTCATATGGTGGCGCCTTTTCAGATTGAGTAAATAAATCATAGTCACCTTTTTCTTTTATGTCTTCCCACATGTAATCAAGCATTACACGTAGCCTTGCTGCTTGAATAATTAAACCATCAACTACTTTTAATTTATTGCTAGGTATGTCTTTATATAATACTTGCAGCCTTTCTTTTTCTTTAAGCACTAAGTTTTCATCAACTATAATCTCCATTTCATCACCTGCCTTAAAATGGTTATAAGAGGGGGGTTATACATGGATTTTTAAAATTATCGCGAAGTCGAGCCCCTCCCCGTTCCCCAAGTATTTTGATCGCTTTTGATTTTTTTGACCCGGGGGTATTTACCATTTTTCGTCTTTCCATTTATTTTCTTTTTTTATAAATCTCTTTTCTTTTTTGTTGTGACATTTAATACACAGTGTTTCTAAATTGTTTAAGTCATGAGCAAACTCCGGATGATGTTCTAGCGATAATATATGATCTACATCCAACGACTTATGTTTGCTTTTGTCATATGTCGTTAACTTGCCGTCTCTCTTACATTGTTGACATTCATAATTATCTCTTTCTAGTACTCTTTTTCTTGTTGTTTGCCATTCTTTAGACTTATAGAATCGTATACGTTCGTCTTTAGTCATCATAATGTTTCACCTTATATAACTTAAGTAGTATCAAGACGCATCTATACTTGATGTGTAGTAATGTATTTACAATTAGTTTGAACATGTTCATACCTCATAAATAAAAAGACACATCACATAGTAATGCGCCTCTTGTTCATGCGTCGTATTAGCATTTAATAACCTTAAATATTAATCTGATACTAACATAATAAACTGTTTTAATGCGGACTTACATAGGGTAAAAGTCCGCTACACATAACCAATATACTTTGCTAACTTATCGATCAGTGCATTCCTTCTACGTAATATACTTGTCTTACTTGTACCAAAGTAATGTGCTATATCTTCCCATTCATAACAACCAATAGGACAATCCCAATATCTAAACCTTAATAACTCAAGCGTATCCTCATCACTTTCATCTATCAATCTATCTACACCGTTAACTATATTTCTTAATGTATTGTACCTGTTATCACTAAACTTCTTTATTGCACATCGTTCAATCGGATTACCCGGCAAATTACTTTTGCCAGCTCCCGCATTATCTGGTTCATGACTTTCAAGTAATTCATATTCTCGCATCTTCAACTCTCTTCGATAGTTATCGATGTGCTGAATGTATTCTTCAAGCTTTTTGATATCGTGTTTCTCAATCTTTATCATTCAATGCAATACCTCCGATAATATAAATTACTTTTTAATATCGTTATTTATTCGCTTCAATTCAATCCTGTATTCTTCTAACCCGTTGTATCCTTTAGTTTTAACTACTTCATCAAGTAGATAATCATTCATATATCTGAGTGCTTGTATCTCTCTTGCATGATCACTATTAATACTGATACAAACTAATAGCAATATAGCAAATACAATAGTCATAGTAATCCACATCACTCACTTACCTCCGCTCGAAAGACGTAATCACTCGGCGCCTCTACATCATCATTAGCTGTCATCATAATATATACTTGCTCAGTTACATACTTACCTAACTCGTACATTGCTAGTAAGAATAATAATCTTAGTATTTGCTTAATCATTTCCCACACTCCCTTATATTTTCAAACAACTGCCCTAATTTAATAACTGCACCTCTTTTAACTTGTGCCTCGTATTTGCGCTCAGCTTCTTCTTTACTCTCTGCCTCAACAACTGTAAACGTCTGATTATCTCTAGCAGTAGTAAAATGTTCATGTGGTTGTCCTGTTGAATCTTTGAATGTTGTGACTAAGTATTGTGTCATTCCTCATAGCTCCCTTGAACTTGTTTGAGCTTACTCATAAAAAACATTACTAAAAATGCTATTAAGATATGCGTCTTTTGATGTTTATAAGCAATTGTAGATATCATAAAGATAGTAGCAAGCATTAACATTTCATATATGTTTGTGTGTATAGTCTTTTTACTCTTAAGAAAAATAATTGCTATGCGATAAAAGAGATAAACGCCAAACCCTATTAAAAATATTTCTAACATGTCGCTCACTTCCCCAAAACCTCCTTGACTCGATCCAAGATGTCTTTACACGTATCCTTTTCCTGCGTCTGCTGTTCCATCTTGTCTTTCGTGGTTCCTTTTCATTTTCTTTTTGTATGCGTCAATGAGTTGGTCGATTGTATAGTAAGTATTGGCGTACAAAAAAGGCATTATTAAAACTTGTACAATACTATTATCAATACCTTTTACAAATTGTTCTGTTAGTGTATGCATTACATGAACAAAATAAACTGAATGTAGTTTAGGTAAAGTAACTTCATTTTCAATCAAATCAACCATAACCTCAGTAGTTTCTTCCAAATCTTCTTCATCAACAATAGTCAAAGTTAATTGCAAACTGAAAGCTAAGTAATCAGCAATCTCATCTAATTGTGTATCTAATGGCTTACCTGGTTGTTTCTTCCAATTTTTAAAAAACTCAAGTGTGTTAACCCACTCCGCAAATTCAATAATCATACTAGCTACTGTGTCATTTAAATTTCTAGTCGGTATTCTATCGTCGAACTTCTTTTGTATTTGTAATAACTCTTGTAACTGATCAATTGTTAATGTGTTAGTCATTTTCCTTGTTCCTCCTCATATTTATAGATAACTTGACCTGCCATAATTCCTACTGCTTCATCAAGTTCAATACCTTCTTTAACTGAATGTTGAATAGCATTTGTCATTCCATCAAGTATTTCATCAAATGCTCGCGCTTTCTTATACACGTCCTCAATCTCTTTTAGCAATCCCTCTGTGTCATTGCCGTTATACGCACTAGCACTTATAACGGATTGTTCAATTTGTTCACGATTATTCATCATTTCCATCTCCTCTAAAATAAAGTTAGTTGCTTCTGTTCCTCGTATTCCAAACCATGTTGCTTTATATATATTTCGAGCTCTTCAGCAGTATCAAATGTCTTTTTAACGCTTTGCCAACCTGGCACGATATGCCCGTGAAAGTAATAAGTGCCATTCACTACATGGATATGTGCCACTCGTTCGTTATCCTGATACAGATATCTCTTAGATCCGAAAAATTGGTTTAAGTATTCTTTGCGCGCGTTATATGTCATAGTCATTGCTCCCACAAGTCAAAAGCTCTTTGGACATAAAACTTCGCCTTTGCTAAATCCTCGTGTCCGTTTTTCAACGGTGCTCTAGATAGATATTTGATTGCATTACCTATTGCAAATGCTAATTGTGGTGGATACTGCGCCGTAACCTGTTCGATAAAATCTATAATTTCAATGTCGCCGTATGTGTAGTGCGCTGGTTGCTTAACATTGTCTTGTATTTCATTCATATCTACTTTTCTGTTACTGATTACACTCATTATGCTTCACTCCATTTCTTGAACATTTGGTTATAAGTATTATCAAACCAGTACGGATCACGTGAATGTTTCTGAGGTACATTAAACAAGTGTGGCTTCTTTCTTCTTAGCTCAGCCTCTCTCTTTCGCTTTCTTTCCAATTTGCGTTCGAGTCTAGCTTGTTCCAGTCTTTCTATTGTTTTCTTTTCTCTGTACTCGCTTAAACGCGTACCTTCTGGTGCGTCCATTGCTTCATGTAGTTCCCAACCGTCTTTTACTCTCTTAGAAACCATTCCAGCGGTTATACCGTGACTTTCTATTAATTCCATTTCAAATTTACTGAACCTATAAGGTTTATCATTTATTGTTACAATCCTTGCTTTTCTCGCCATTTTATCCACCTCTTATATTTCTTCTATTCGTATGATTATTTTGGGCTCAATTCCATAACGCTTTGAGCTAGTTATTTCTGTAATTTGGTTATCGTCTTTCCATACATGGCCATTACAAGCATCTAATACCGTTTTAATTAAGTTGTCGATATCCGGCTTAGTCACTTTATACTGCCCAACCATTTCGCTTTTCTTTTTCTTCGACCATGATTTAAGCAATGGAAAGTAAAAGTCTAATTCGATTTTTAGTGCGCGCTCTAGATTTAACTTAGGCATTTGCCCTTGTATATACGCTTTATGCTTTGTGTAAGACGTTGGCATGTAAGTTTGAACAAATCTACCTGTATTACGAAAGCGTGGACGAGGCGACCCCATCGGCGCATTAAACACTTCATTAAATTTAATTTCTATCTCCATGTAATCCCTCATATATATTCAAATAAGCTTGTTTGGTGTCCTAACTCCATTTGTTCATTATCAATAAGTGTATTTAATTCATAATCGTCTAAATACCAACGACGACCATTAAATTTTGTTTCTTTTATTCCAACAACTAAATGCCGACCATCTTTAAAATGTGGTGTAACTGAAAACATTTTGTTGCCGTCATGATCAAATAGATAGTATTTATCAAATGCATCCATTTTCAATCACTCCCATTTGCTATTTAGACGCTTAATAAAAGCTTCTCTGTCTTTCTCAAGGTTTTCATCTACTTCCGGCGTTTTCGTTTCTCTCGTGCTGTCTGTGAGCCATTTGGGTGTTTTTTCTTTTGATTGTTTAACGAAAGGTTTATAATTTTGTTTTTTGCTTTCAAGTTGTTGCTTTTCAAATGCACGTACTTGTTCAATAGATTTCAAGTTTGCATTAAGCCATGTATTCAAAATGCTTTTAGCATATCCCCAAGTAACTTTGTTTCTGTCTTTAGCGATTTTAAGTGATGCGGTAACTATTTCATCTGAATCATTTTCAAATGAATCAAGATAATAATTTAAATCGTCTAAATTGTAAGAAGTTATGAAACCGAATCCGTTATCTTGGAAGAAGTCGAAGGCGGTTGTCTTCTTCTTCTCATTATTCACATTCTTTTCATTATTATCTTTATTATCATTATTGTTTGTGTTGGTTTGATGTTGTTTTGATGTTGGGTTGATGTTTGACTGATGTTGTTTTGATGTTGGTTTGATGTCGTTTTGATGTTGGTTCCTGCCCTGCTCACTTTGATAAAAGTCATAATTGACAATGGTTATAAGGGTATATTTTGATGTTGTTTTGACTTCTAACATTCCATCACTCTCGAGTAAGTCAAGGAAGGTTTTCACTTTAAATCGTGACCAGTTAAAAAGGTCAGACAAGGTCAAAATCGATGTTAATCTTTGTCCTCTTTCTACGGTTACAATTTGGTTTCCAATAGGCACTTTTGCCTTTGAATGATTCGCTTCCATGAGTAAATATATCCATGCTTCAAACTTTGAAAATGTTCTCTTTTCTTTAAATAGCCAATGATTTTGAATTGAGCGATCAATACTTATCCAACCAGTCATATACACACCTCACTTTCAAACCGGTTAAATTAGAATGGTAAATCATTGTCATCTATTTCAATCGGACCATTTGCATTCGCAAACGGATTATCTTTTACTGGTTTGTTATTTGAATATTGCGATTGTCCACGTGTTTGTTGTACTTGTTGTTGATATAAATCTTGTTGAGTGTCATTTGAGTTTTTCGGTTCTAAAAATTGAATACTATCAGCAATAACTTCCGTAACGTATACACGTTGACCTTCCTTATTTTCATAGTTCCGCGTTTGTAACCTACCATCTACGCCCGCCAACGATCCTTTAGATAGGTATTTATTAACGTTCTCTGCTTGTTTTTTAAATACGATGATATTAATAAAGTCTGCCTCGCGCTCTCCTTGTGCATTCGTAAATGTGCGGTTAACTGCTAATGTGAATGATGCTACATTTACACCACTTTGAGTGGTTCTTAATTCTGGGTCTCTAGTTAAACGACCAACTAATATTGTTCTGTTTAGCATTTATAAACCTCCAACATAAACGGGCGCGCCCGTCACTTTTTGTATTTCACTTTTAATGTATTTTGCATTTGAATTTTGACTACTTAAATGAATTAAATGTATTTCTTCGAGTCTAGTTAAATCATTTGCTTTCAACATTCCGATAGCATGTTCTAAGCTAAAATGAGACTCCATAATTCTGTTTGCTAATGCGCTGTGTACACTGCCGTTTTTTATGTTTTCTTGCATTTGTTCATAGATATAATTAACTTCTAACATCATGTGCGTAATGCCGTTAAATTTGTATTTCAGATACTTCGTATCAGTAACATACAGGACCTTATAACCTAATGTGCTTTGTAATAAGAAAGCCACAGGCTCGTTAGCATCATGTTCAATGTCAAATGGTAAAATTGACCACGTACCAATTCGTAGCTCTTGCTTTGCCTTAATCGTGCATAAGCGATGACTTTCAAAATCCATAGCTCGTTGTGTTCCAGCAGTCATATAGCTGATTACACCATTGTCGACAAACTGCTTTGTGTACTTTGCATGATCACCATGTTCGTGTGTGATAAGACACCCTGCTATATGTCTTGTTTTATATTTGAAATGCTTTTGAACACGTTCAAATTTTATTCCTGCCTCAAGCAGTAACGTAGTACGTCCATCATTTAAGACGTAGCAGTTACCACTTGAACCAGTTGCTATTGTTTCAATTAAAATGGCTCTTCTTCGCTTTCTTTTTCTGTTGCAGGTTCTTTTATTTCTTCAAAGTCAGATACATCAATAGGTTTTTCATTTTCTAATTCTGTGTATTGTGCTTCTTCAAAAACTGGTGGTTCAAAATCCAATTGTTCTTGATTTGCATTTTCTTCAACTTCTGCATCCAATACTTCTTTGCGTTGACGTTGTTCAGATTCTTTAATTTGATTTGATAAAAGACTAGCGTCATCCGTGCTGTTTAAAATCTTTTTACATGCACGGTTTATTACAGTCTTTTTAGCCATTTCTTGAGGGAATCTTCTGTGTGTACCGTCTTCTTTAAATACACCGTTATAAACCATTTGTGATTGCTTCCACGCTTCTTCAATCTCTTCAAATGTCATGATTTCAGTGTAATTTCTACTTTCATCTTTAAATACAACTGTTGCATATGCACCGATAATGTTTTGTGTGTTTCTGTTACCAAAAGACTGTGTATGTTCAAGTTCAACAATTTTTCCGTTTTTAGTTTTATACTTAACTTCGTCACCTTCAAATATGACTTCTGCATTAATTTCTTCTGCGCCTGCTACACGTTTAGTTACTGCCATTGTTCCGTGGTAACTTCTTTGGAATTGAACCTTATCGCCATACATAATGAAATAGCCTTGATTCTTAGCAGGATTTAAACCTTGTACAACCATGTCCATTAAGGCGTTTGCTATGCTGGTTGAAGTTGCAAATTCCAGCGCTGGTTTATAACCATCTTTTTTAGATCCTTTTAATTCTTGCAGTTGTAACATTGCTGACTTCATTGCATTCTCAGGCGAATAGTTTGCAGGAAACTGTAAATCTCCTTGTGCTTCTAATGTCTTAACTCTAGATAGAACGTTGTCGCCCATTTTATTGTTTTTTAATAGTAATTCATTCGTCATTTTATATAGTCTCCATTCTTAATTTTTTATCTTGTTCATTTACTATCAATTGAATTTGTTGTGATTCTGTTTTGATAAGCTCTGTTACTGATTCAGCATTATCAATAAATATTGGCGCTGTAACTTTAAAATGTTTTGATAGTGTGTTGATGATATCTAAGCCAACATTAATTCTTGAGGCGTTATTTAAACCGCTGTCATACTCGACACCATTAACCGTTGTTGAACATGTTTCTTCTAATTCGCCGTTAACTAAGGTATTGAATAGCTTAAATTCAGCAATATCAAATTCGTTATTGATGTTTTCAGTAAGCATTTTGACTTTTGTTGTTGTAAATTCTTTTAAGATATAAAGGTCATGTGAATACTTTTCTTTTTCATCCAATAATCTGTCTTCTTCATTTCTTAATTCAGAAATAACATCATCTAGATGTTTATTTGATTTTTCGATTGATATTGACACTTCAATTTCTGATTTTTCTTGAGTAAGCTCGCTTATTTTGTCATCTATTCCTGAAACTTTATCTTGAATAGTTTTCCTGATGTTAGAGCGTTTTTGATTAATCTCATTTATCTCTAACATTACTGCTTTGTATTCGTCAGTTTGCGTAACGTCAACGTGAGTTATTTTCAACTTATTAATTTTGTTTTGTATTCTTGCTGAACGCTCTTCTGCTTCGTTGATTTTAATTTGTAAATTATTGTTGTCATCCTCTAATTTCTCGATAATTGGCTTTATTTTCTTGCCCTCTGAAATAATGTGATTGATAGATGTTTGTATTGTTTCTAATTCTTTCGATTTGTTTGCATTGAATTTCTGCAATGCTTTTTCTCTTACCTCACTCACTTGTTCAGCTGGTAACTGTTGACCACAACAACTACATACATTGTCATCAAGATATTCAAATTTTTGATTTTTAGCTTTTTCTAAATCACTTTTTAATCCTTTATGATTTTCTAATAATTGATTACGTCGATTTTCTTCATGTGTAATTTGTTGTTTGTTTTGCTTTAATCTTGTTTTAAGATTCGCAACCGTTCCATTTTCAACGTGTAGCTCATTTGTTAAAGCATGTATTTTGTTCTCATTACTGGCGCTATTATTAGCTTCTATGCGCTTCAATTCTGATTGTTTATCAGCTAATTGGTTACGCAAATTAATTTCTTCTGCACCGTTTTGAATATCTATACGCTCATTTTCAAGTTGCTCAATTTCTTGTTTTATGATTGTGTGTCTATCATTATCGAATTCCGGTACATCCTGCTTATTTTGTTGCGTTTGGTTAATACGTATCGGAATATCTTTGATATCTTTGTTAATCTGTTTTATCTTGTCTGTAAGAATCTTTTTCTTTGTTTCAATTTCGTGATCTCCAAGAATATTATTTAGTTCTTTAAAATCATCATTTGTTTTAATGACATCCTCATCATTGATTGGTTTAGCGATTTCAAACAACAAACTTCTTCGTTTCTTCCAATCTAGTAAGTTAAATGCTTGAGGGTTCGTAATTAACTTGAATACATCTTCATCAATCAGTTCATCAATACGAGCTTTATAATCCTTTACTTTTATTGATTCATCATTGATATATTGTTTCTTCGTTCGACTTCGTGAGTATTCCTTGCGATTCGTTTTTTGATTTATTGTGTACTTAGGATGTGACTCTTTTTTAAAAGTCGTAATTTTTCCGTCGATTTCAAATTCTGCGAAAACAGTCGGAATTAACTCATAATTTTCTTCGTTTTTTTCGTTTAAAGGTACAGGGTTAAATGATTTGGTTGAACCGTCTAAACCCTTATCGAAAAGCAGCCATTGTAATGCGGTTGCTGTTGTAGTCTTGCCAGTCGCATTATTGCCGTATATTTTTGCATCTTTACCGTCAAAGTTAAATTTTTCTTCTTTGATTCCAGCAAAGTTCGATATAGTTAACTTATTTATTTTCATATCTTTCCTCATGCTCCTTTTTTAATCTTCCGATGACCTCTTAGCACCTCGATAATTAAATTTTTTATTCGTTCATGGCTGTCTGGATTGATTTCATGTATCTGCACAAGCTTATTGTTTGTTTTGTAACTGTCGTGATAGTGCAAGAAATTAATCGATAAGTATCCGTGATGATTACGTTCAATTTCCAATAATGCTCGTTGGTTTGACAAAGTATATTCGTCGAATAACGTCTTAAAAATATTCAATATATTTCTTTCTGTATCTCTCATGCTTATACCTACCATTTCATGACTAAGTTAATTAGTCTGTCCTGTTCATCTATGTTATTTTCAATCCATTCATAAATACTTTGTTTCAAAATATCTAAAGCTGTGTATAGATCGTTCTCGTCAGAAACTAGTAGCCCGTCAATTGAATTTCCTTCATGATCTAAAACGACTATTTCGACACTATATGCTCGCTTCTTAACTCTTAATTGAAAATCAAAGCCATCTACATTAAATATTTTTCGACATACGTCACCCGTTTTGTAATACATTGTTTTAGTCCTCCTTGTCGTCATCTATACCGAGAATTTTTTGTGATTTACACATTTGGAGAACATTGACAATATCTTTATAACTCTTAGTGCTATCCAATAAGTAAGCAAGATCAAAAGTATGACCAATCACAGAACTTGAACCTGCTAAATAATCTCCGTCGATAACTCCTATTGATGAGAAAAGCAAAATATCAAATTTACTTTCTCCCTTAATTTCTTTCGCTAATTCATACAATTCTGCCGTTTTTTCAGATAATAAGTCTTTTATTTCTTCCTGCGTCATGTCTTTATAATTTTTAGTCATGGTTGACTTCCTCCGTTTTTCGTTTTATATTTAACTTGAATTTTATTTCTTAAATGTTTGTTACTGTTACTTGTTGGCGCAAGTAGCAGTTTTTTTATTCTTCATAAAAGTATTCCTTATAGAATATGAATGTTGCGATACTTGCGAATCCTGCAATTGACCATGCTGTAGTGAAGTATAGAAACGGCATAAGTACAATCGCTAAGACTGTGAAGCATAGTACTGCTACTAGGTAGCTTTTATAAGTTTTACTCATTTGTTGTGCCCTCCTTTGTAAATCTCATTAAAATGTTCATCTACAAACTTATGCATCCTTCTTGCGTTAAACCTCCAACGATTAAAATTCTCATCAGGATAATGTACGATACCTTGTGCTCTTAACTCTTTTTCGAGTCTAGGGTGAAATAATAACCTGTCTTTGATTGTTTCATCAGATGCAATTTTTAATTTCTTCTTTAAGTCGCTCATGTTCCATACAGGGTCTAATGAGTAAGCTATTAACTCTTCATATTCATCTTTTGTGATAAGCACGTGTGTTTCAGGTATTGGAACTGTTACGTTTAAAATATGTGGCATTTCTATCTTTCCTTTCGTGTATAATGTTGTTATCAACCTAAGGTAGTGATAAGTATGAAATTAGATCATGATTGTGTTAGACATCTTTTGTTAGAAATTGAAACTAATAAAAAGATTGGTGAACCGCTCACCGAATACAATTTCAAAGATAATGTTGTATTTGGAAAATATGATTTTGAAACTGTAATGTATGCATTATTAAAACTGGAAGAAGCAAAGTATGTTAGTGTTAAATTCGGTTGGGAAGATGGACATATTTATGGTTATACAATTAACGATATAACTTGGTCAGGGCATGAATTTTTAGATAATATCCGAGACAATCACACTTGGAAAGAAGTTAAAAAAGTCGCAAACAAAACCACTAGTATGTCCGTAACATTGCTAAGCAAATTAGCTTTTAATTATCTAACACAAAAATTTAATCTAACTTAAATTCTTTTCCATCTATTAATCCATAAAAGTTATTTTTTAAATGCGGATGTCTTTCAAGCGTCATTTCAATAAAACGCTGGTCTATCATTAAGTCGTAGCCATCGTTGTATTGAATATTAACGGGTCGTCTATTACATTCTTCGTCATAGTAGTAATAGATGACTTTTTTGTTTTGAGCTTGCATTGTTCGTTCCTCCTATTAAGATGTTTGTTTTTCTCCTAAAAACTTATTAACAAAGTATTGTTGTCCTTTGCCTGTTACTTTTGGCGTCTTACTAATTGATGTGTGACCGTCCGAATGTGTGATTGATGTTTCTTTAATTTCGAATAACTCACGTTCCATTGAATACTGTGTAGGCATGTTATAATCCACACCCTTGCGTTTAATAAGGAATCCGTTTTGACGTAACCACTCAAACAATCTGCGTTGCCCGATGTTTATACCGTTTTGTTTAATGATCTTTGCTAACTCTCCAACTAAAATTGATGTCTTAGTAGTAGCTACTGCATCTGCAAATACAATTTTTGGTTTATCACGTTCAATCTTTGTTTCTAATTGATTGATTGTGTTGTTAGCAATTTTTAAAGCACGTTGCATAATCATTTCTGGGCTATTCCATGCTTTTTCAACTTGGATGAAGTATTGTCTTGCACGTTTGCCAGGTTCACTACGTTGAATCATTGCAATCTCTTTTGCAGTGTCTAGTGTGAGTGCGTGGTCAGTTTGATTCTGACGACCTCCTAGTGGGTTATGGACAAAAATGTCCGTGACTATATAATCGATATTTTCTTCAAATCCGTAATCACTCATTCTTTCAAACCATTTTTTGTATGGAGTCTTAACCTCTAATGCTTGATGAAGTTCTCGACCGCTGATTGCGATTTCTCCATTTTCTTTTTCTTGTATGTTGAACATTTCGCCTATGTTCGATTTTGTTTGTAATGCTTGCATATTGTTTGTGCTCCTTTCTGCTATACTCCTATTAAGGAGGTGAATGACTTATGACTGATGAAGCTAAATTTGTCCTTTTACAACTTTATTCAATTTACCTTGGTAGAATTGACGAAGGTATGTCTAAACATTCTGCATCTTATTTCGGTAGTGATGAATCCTCATTTAACGCTTTCTTTTTAGGTTTTAATTTTGAAGACTATATCGATGCAGTTCTTGAATTAAAGCATAGAGATTTTGTAATTGCTTCTGCTGAAGATGGCGGTTTTCTTGAGATGGCTCTTTCTCGAGAAGGTATCGCCTACTCAGAATCAGAATCCAAAAAAGATTACAAAACACTTATGGGTTTAATTAGAGATTTGAAAAAATTAATAATCTAAAATCCAATCATCTGCTATTAAATCGTCTGCGCTAGGCTGCCACCTTCCGGCGGCGGTTTGTCTTTTTTTCTTATAGTGTCTAGATACGACTAGGCATTGATAACGCTGCAAATTAGTTGGTAATATCCCCTACACATCTTGATTCTCTCTCCTTATACTTATTCCTTTCTCCATCGCTAGCTTCGTTGCTTCTTGAATGTTCATTTGTTATTCCTCCTATTAAGATGTTTGTTTTTCTTTAAATGCTAAAATAATTGATTTCTTTTTATCGTTCGTAAATACGAAATTTTCGTATTGTCAACATTAAATACGTTTTTTTCGTAAAAAACTTTACTATGATATGAAAATTTCGTATAATAAGAAAAAAAGGAGGTAAGTAATATGAACAAAGAAAGAAATATTATTATAGCCAAAAACATTAGAAAATTTCTCAACGATTCAAATATGTCTCAAAAGAAACTTGCTGAACTCATTAACATAAAACCATCTACTTTAAGCGATTATTTAAATTTACGTTCCAACCCCTCTCACGGCGTTATACAAAGGATAGCTGATGTTTTCGAGGTTGGTAAAAGCGACATAGATACTACATACAAAGACGATAACGACATCACTTCCATATACAACAAACTCACACCTCCCCGCCAAGAAAACGTACTTAACTATGCAAATGAACAATTGGAAGAACAGAATTCTAAAGGAGATAACGTTGTAGATATTAATTCATATAAACAGGAGAAAACTCCAGTTAACGTCAATGGTTGCGTCTCTGCTGGTGTAGGAGAACGTTTACACGATGAAACGCTATTTACTGAAATGGTTAAAGGACCTATCCCCACACACGATTTAGCGTTAAAAGTAAATGGTGATTCTATGGAACCTATGTTTAAAGATGGCGAAATCATATTTGTGGAGAAAACTCACAATATAAAGAATGGACAAATTGGTATATTCATCATTGAAGAAGAAGCGTATGTTAAGAAAGTCTTTGTTGAAGATGATAGATTGACTCTAGTTTCACTAAATAAAGATTACGACGATCTACACTTTTATAGAAATGAAAGTGTGAGGTTAATTGGAAAAGTTATTTTATAAAAGGAGCACTTGCAAATGAAAAAATATGATATTGCAGTCTTAGACTTTGAAACTATGAATGAACATATGAACAGCCCTTGCGAAGTTGCTGTATCTTTAATTAAGGATTTATCAATAGTAAAAGTTTATTCATCTTATATTAATCCTCCTAATAATAGATATAACTTGAAAAACGCTAAAATACATAAAATACCTGAAGATGTCATATTAAAAGCACCTAAATATCCAGATATTTACCAAGAAATTCTCTATCTTTTAAAAGAATCACATTTAATTATTGCTCATAATGCACTTTTTGATATTTCAGTATTAAAAAATACTAATAATTATTATGACTTACCTGTTCCAAACTTCATGTATGTCGATAGTATAAATATCTTTAGAAGCTTCCACGCAATCTCTAGTTTTAAATTAGAAAATTTGTGTAGCTTATATGATATCGATAAAGAAAAATTACATTCTGCTAAATTTGACGTGCTAGCTTTATCGAAGATGTTGATATCACTCGCTAAAAACAATCAGCATTATAGTGTATTAAAATTAATACATTATATGCCTAAGCAATACATTAGATTTAGCAAATATTCTAACTCTCCAACTAAACTTTTCGATTCAGGATTTCAAAAAATTCATATGAAAATATCTGAGATTAATAAAATAGAAGTGGAAAGTGTAATCCCTATTTTAAAAGATAAAAATGTTGTTTTTACAGGTAATTTTGACACTGAAAAACAAGATTTAATGATATTAACTAGAAAGAAAGGAGCTTATATCAGAAGTGACGTAACTGCAAAAACAGATATTTTAGTCGAAGGTGTTCAAGATGATAAATATAAAGATGTGAACGGACTAGTTTCAAAACAACGAAAAGCTCGAGAATATGTTGGAAATGGTGCAAAAATTCAATTTTTAAATGAAGAAGACTTAATAAATTTAATAAAGGAATAATAACGATGATCAAAAAAATTTTTACAAAAAAACATGTATTCTTAGTTATAGAAGATGAAAACCATAATCACAGCGATGCTGTTTTTGGAAAAAGTATATTACTTTCAATTTACGTCGGTGTGAATAAAAAGACTAATTCTAAATCAGGGAAATTTATATACCTTGACAGATCTAAAAGAATCGTTAGACAATCTGATATCACCAAAATAGAATCAGCTAACGAAAATGATGTAGATTTTTATAATTTACTGAAGAAAGAAAAGGAAATTGTTTATTCCAAAAATATAGTAGATAAATACAATTTAGCGAACTATATAATTTACTACGAAGTTAGTACTAAAGAATAAACCAATCCATTATTTCATAATACTAACCTTAAATTTACAGAGGTTTTAATTATGAAACATGAAAAAAGCAATCTTAACTTTAAGTCTTATATTTATTACCTACTACCTCACTTTTAAATATATGTGGATTAAAGAATTGAAGTATTAATCATGCTTATTTGAAAAAGACGTCTATTTCAGCAGTGTTTGAAAGGAAGTTTATAATGAAAATAAAAAATTGCAAAATAAAAAAAGAAACTATAGTATATGAAGTTTTAACTAGTGGTAATCAACCATTCACTTATGAGTTACCTAAAGATTTATCGTCACATAATGCGCGTAAATACTTGGAATTTATTTCACAAAAATTAGATGGCGATAAGTTAACCAAAGAAGATTCATTATGATTTTACTAAACAAAAAAACGCCTACTAGTGTGAAAACGTATTGATTAATAGCGCCTATGTGGCGCTTTAATATATAAAGTAAGCAAAGGAGAAATGAAAATGAAAAAAGTAAGTGTTATAATGCCAACATTCAATAACGGCGAAAAATTACATAGAACCATTAGTTCTGTATTAAATCAAACAATGAAGAGTACTGATTACGAATTAATTATTATTGATGATCATTCAAATGACAATGGTGAGACTTTGAATGTTATAAAAAAATATAAAGGATTAGTTCGTTTTAAACAATTAAAAAAGAATAGTGGAAATGCTAGCGTACCTAGAAATACAGGCTTAAAAATGAGCAAAGCTGAATATGTATTCTTTTTAGATTCTGATGATTTACTTCACGAAAGAGCACTAGAAGATTTATATAATTACGGCAAAGAAAATAATAGCGATTTAATAATTGGAAAATATGGAGTTGAAGGTAAAGGAAGAAGTGTTCCTAAAGCTATATTTGAGAAAGGAAATGTAGCGAAAGCTGATATTATTGATAATAGTATTTTTTATGCTTTATCAGTACTAAAAATGTTTAAAAAAAGTGTTATAGATAAAAACAAGATAAAATTCAAAACATTCTCTAAAACTGCTGAAGACCAATTATTTACTATAGAATTTTTGATGAATTCGAAAAATTACTCGATAAAAACCGACTATGAATACTATATTGTAGTCAACGATTTCGAGTCTAGCAATCATTTGTCAGTAAATAAAAGTACAGGAAATCAATATTTTGCTACTATAAACGAAATTTATAAAGCTATTTATAAAAGTCCAATTTATAAAAACCAAGAAAAAAGACACCAACTTGCCGGGAAGTATACAACTAGACTTTTAAGACACGGTCAGAAAAAGAATTTTGCAAATAGTAAAATGAAATATGAAGATAAAATCGAATGGTTAAACAACTTTTCTAAAACAATTAATAAAGTACCTAGAGACTCAGATAAATATGTCACACAAATATTCAACTTAAAATTAGAAGCAATAAGACAAAACGATTTATTAGCTGTGATGATTGCAGATAAGCTATTATAGGAGGAAAACAATGGAAAACTTTAATTATAATAACATAAAAAAACTTGTTCTTGAAAATGTTGATATAGATAAAGTAAAAGAAGTATACAAAGATTATGAATTACTTAATTATACAATAAAAAACCAAACACTTTACATGAACGATTATGAAGTTGCTAAAGTTTCTGAAAAACATCTAAACGAAAATATTAATAATCTAAGAGGCACGGTTAATCTAGACGAAAAATGTATTTTGTCACTAACCTATCTATAATGCGAAATTTCGGGTAGCTCGCCTACCCTTATTATTTTTTGCCAATTTTGAGGAGGGAACACATGAAAACACGTTGTTACGATGGTAAAAAATGGCAATATGAGTTTAAGCATGAAGGAAAAAGATACCGTAAGAAAGGTTTTAGAACAAAGCGTGAAGCTAATTCTGCTGGACTAGACAAGTTAAATGAGTTAAGAAGTGGTTTTAATATAGATAACTATATAACTCTTGAAGAATACTTCGAAAATTGGATTAAAACGTATAAACAACCTGTTGTTAAAGAAAATACCTACCGTCATTATAGAAATGCATTACAACATATACAAAAACATAAAATAGGTAAAATGGAGTTATCAAAGATAAATAGACAAGTTTATCAGAAATTCATAAACGACCATTCAAAAGAACACGCAAAAGAAACTATAAGAAAAACAAACGGTGCTATTCGGTCAGCTTTAGATGACGCATTATATGATGGACTTATTTTTAAAAACCCCGCTTATAAAGTTAATTATAAAGCCGGAAAACCTACGAAGTCAGAACAAGAAAAATTCATCTCGGTAACTGAATATGAAATACTAAAAGATCACGTCAGAAAGAAGAGAACTCGTTCATCATTAGCGCTATTCATAATGATTTGTACGGGTTGTCGTGTCAGTGGTGCAAGAAATATAAAGATTGAGCATATCAACCAAGTGAAAAACACTATATTTATTGACGAGCGAAAAACCGATACTTCCCCTAGATATATCAGTATCGCTAAATCTGATATGAAACACATTATGGACGTCATAAGTACATTTGCAATTAGCTATGATGGTTACATTTTCAAAGAAGCCGGATCTATAATTAACCTTCAGGCTATCAATAATGCTTTGAAATCAGCCTGTAGAGTCAATAATATACCAATTATTACATCGCACGCATTAAGACACACTCATTGTTCTTATTTACTAGCAAAAGGTGTATCTATACATTACATTTCTAAAAGATTAGGTCATAAAAATATAGCAATAACTACATCCGTGTATTCTCATTTGTTAGAAGAAAAATTTAATGAAGAGGACAAAAAAACAACTAAAATTTTAGAAAGTATGTAA